CCCAGGTACAGCCTGTCGGTAGTGATACAGCGGGTCACTATGACTGTCTTGTCCTAGCGCGCGGATGACTGTATCCATCAGAACTTCATCCTCAACAATATGTTGGGGTGAAATCTTAGATGCAATAAACGCATCTACAGTCCGACTAGACGCGCCCGTGTTCCAACGAATAGTATTTTCATCCTCATACAACCAATTGAATCTAAGGTTTACGCTGGGGGTAAGCCCAAAAGGTACTTTATCCCAAGGTCTATTCGCGCTTAGTCCTGCATCTAGTGCGACAGAGGAGAGTTGGTTATATGCGTTCGCTGCCATTTCTCCTGAGCGCATTACAGTCTGTGCCTCTTGGGGTGTAAGACCATAAGTACTCGTCAACGAATTCAGGAATCTTTTATATTCCTGCTCCATCATTGCCGTGCCTCTAGGGGCAATGTATTGGGATTGACGGATAGTGTTATAGAATCCCTTCTCCAAGCTATTAGAGGTGATGATATCTATCTGGGACTGTCTCAGACCTTTACCTCTGAGCATGGCTACAGTGTCACGGTATAGCTCATCAACGTGTCTAGAGAATCCGTATCGACGGAACGCATCATTTAGACCTCCACGATAAAGACGCTGAACTCGATTAAGAGATTCTCTCACCCAACCCGCTTGTGTATATTCATCCCCATTTCCTAACCAGGTTTGGACAATTGCCATATCCCGTGCAAGTACATCTGAGAACGCGCGCCCATTCCCAGGTTTAAGGACAGAGGATTGTACCGTGTTACCAGCACGTATCATGTTTTGGGTATTGATTGCCTCAATGTTCTTTACCGATAACTCTCTACCTAGAGACTGTCCTACTGATACGTTCTGTAGGATTCCTTGCAGTCGAAGGACGCGCGCTTCTATCTCTGTAGGTGTTTCATTGGAAGTAATATCTAGTGAGTTAAGGTTATCCTCATTCAATTCAGGGATATTACACTTGAGTATCTTAGATAGATTTGTCATTACATACATTCCCAATCAATTGGTAATTCAGAAATTTGTTCAAACTCAGTGCTGTCCCTAAAAGGAACAGGGTCATTGATAATATTGGCTACAACTCGTTCACTATTATCTATGTCTGTGGTTAATGGGACATTCGGCTTAAACCGTTTATTCGCGCGGTTCAATTCATCTACGTTTTCTTGTGCAATGGAGTTAAGTAATCTTCGACGGGTTTGCACTTCCATATCTCGAATATGTTGATAGACAGACGGTGGTTCACTGGAGAAGCCTTTAGATAGGTGTGCCATTAGCGCTTGCCTATTTCTAATCGATTGTGTTCTGTCTACTGCACCAACGGGAGCATCGGATAGTGTAACTCCCCTCACCCTACCGGATACGGGATGGGGAAGACCTACTGTAATTCCCCGATGTGCATCGTAGATACTATCAAAACCATAGTCTCTCCTTAAGGTATGAGCCATACTCACAGAAAAGTTATGGTACATCAATTCTGGAATGTTTTTTCCATTAACATTACGATAAGCCACGCGCGCGGATAACCAGAGTGAACGACTATCTGAATTCCTATTCGTAATTCGATAATATTCATCTGCAACATTAGACCCCATCAGATTTTCTATGGTGTGTGTAAACTCCTCATAGATATCTGGGTTAATCGGCTCGTTTATCTCAAAAGTTCTAGCATTCTCAATACTGAGTTGTAGTAGTCTTCCGGTACCGTCCTCAGATAACCGAGTAGTTCCGGGTATAGGATTGTTTGGTAATCGTGCCGCGTTTGCTGCCGTTGTCGCTTGGTGAGGGTCATCTGATAAGTACAACCCAACCCCATATTCATGCGCTCCCCCTTCTCTGTAATCGATGGTACCGAGTATCTCTCCTTGCTGTCGTGTCCCATGATAGTAATACTGTTCCTTGTTGATTGGGGTGTCTGATTGTTCAACCAATTGGGTAATAGGTTTGATTTGAGTACCCGGAGTCGTCTCATTGTAAGCCGCGCGCGTGTTTATTTCATCTGCGATGTTTCCTATCGGAAGAACATTATCAGATTCTAATAAGGTTGCGTCTATTTGGTTACGTAGTCCAATGACTGAGTGTTCCAACTCTCGAATACCTTGTGCCTCCTCTACAAATCTTTGAATCTCTGGCACGATGGAAACAAGCGCGGGTTTACCTTCGGTAGAAGGGGTAAACATAATCTGTCTATCTTGTTCCAATTGGTTCAGAGTGTTATACAATTCATCCGAACGAATGTTAGGGTACTGTTCTTGTATGTCAGATATTGTGGGTGGGACACGCCCTAAAAGGGCGGTGTCTGGTTGTTCTTGGTTTCTGAGAAAGTCTAGGATTAAATCACTACTGGTTGATGGAGGAGCCAAGAGTATAGTAGAGGGTTTGCCTTCAGCAGAAACACCAAACGTAATCAATCTATCTCGTTCTAGGTGAGCAAGCGCGTCTAATAATTCTCTAGTACTCGTTTCCGGTAATTGTTCTTGCAGAGTAGCGATATTTAATGGTTCTTTTGCATCTTGAACTAACCCGATAATGGTTTGATTTAGTGATTGGGTTGGTGGTGTACTACGAGATACCGCGTTTATTGCCGCGAATGGTGAATCATTAAACGCATCCATATCTAACTGAACATCAGAGGGCATTATACTGGCATCAATTACCCCAGTATCCTCATTTAACCCGTGGGGTGTTTGTGTAATTGGGTTATTATCGAATACTGCCATATCCAAATCTACATCTACGGGAACTCCATACCTATAAAAAGTTGCACCGTGATTCAACTGATACTGATACAAGTCATCAGGAGTATTGATAGGTGGCATATCGGGTATGCCGAGGTAATCAGCCGCGCGTTGTAACTCGGTATTCGACCGTTGATAAAACTCAGGTAACGGAACAGGGGCTAATGGTTCGTTGGACAATTCGCGCGCGAATTCATCTGGGGTGATATTTGCTAACCGAGAAGCAGACACCGCACTCTCAGGGCGTGTCGGGGATGACGTACCAAATGATGGAATGACCTGTCGTGCAACTTCCTCTCGCGCGGTTCTAGCAATCCTTTGACCATAAGAGATTGCTTCTGGAACATTCATTCCTTGTCTTAGCCCTTGGACGGTAGGTCTGACGATGGATGTAAACGCATCTACCCCAGAATCAACGATACCTCCAGTAAGAACATCCAGTATAAAACCTGCCGCGCCCCAAAGTAATTGTTGTTCTCTGGGTGCATCTTGGGGAATAAGTGCCATGTAGTTGTCATCCCCAGCTACCCTCATATTCGTAAAGGATAGGTCTTCTCCTCCGAATACCTGAGAGTATCGATGGAACAGTTCATTACTAGACGCGGGACTATGCACGTTGGTCATATCATAACCAAGGTTTCCATTGGTGTAGGTGAGTCCTGATGCAAGGGTTTGTGCTAAATCCGCTGTGCTGTAGATGGATGCCATTACTATGTTCTGTGGCATAGATAGGACATAGTTTGCTGCACCGAGCGCGCCTCTACCTTGGGAACCAAAGTAACCTCTCGTAATGTCAAAAGACTCATTTCCATTTTCATCTGTGGGAGAGACAAAATCCTCAAGGAAATTCATCCCAGCGTTTTGTGTTCGGGTATAGTTCTGCCCTGTAAGGGGGGATAAGGATAAGGTGTTTTCCCAAGTATCTTGAACAATTGCTCCTGCTAGATTGAGCAAATCACCTGTTTGTTCTGCGATGTTTCCCAAGATTCCACGGTCAGGTATCTCATGCCGTTGGTTTAGTGTTCGGTATAGTCCTTGGGCAGCATTATCTAATGAGCGCGGGACAGATTCAGATATCGGGGCATTGGGTATAGAATTAGATTGGGAATCATATAGGGGTCGTCTGTCTACCAATCCTGCTAACCCCTGACGGTTCATGAACGCGCGCCTACGTGTAATGTCCTCTGTATAAAGCCGCATGGTATCGGATACATGGCTATTCGATGCAGGTTGGGTAGAAGGGGTAGCGTAGAGCGGAGGAAGGATTCTCGTTGTTTCAGGTTGTGGAGGAATTTCGGATGGATTAGTAATTTGTTGGAGCGCGCGTAGAGAGTAGTTTGGGATATCCAACGGCACGGGATTGACATTAGGATTCCCAATGAGCCATGGGGGTATCCCAGTTGTAGACGGGATAAATGGAGAAGATGATGATGGAAGTTCTATTTGCGTATTTTGTGGCGATGTGGATTCTGTCGATAATCGGGATAATTCTCCTGGTAATCCGACGATATTAGGGGATTGGGACGGTGCTTCCAATTGACCTTTGGTGATGTTCGGTCTGTCCTCTGACAATGTCAGTTGGTCGTTTGTGTCTGTGACGATGTTATCCATATTTACCTACGCTATTGCTTCATGAGGGATTATCGCATTGTACCGAGTACGTTGTTGATTACAAATGGGGCACTCAGACTGATAGGTTTCATGGGTATGGAATAACGATGACTGGTAATCATCATAGGAAGTTCGATACCGCCGTCCCACTCCATTTCCAAACTGTCTTACGATATCCCTAAAGGTGTTATACCCATCAGATAAACCCGCGCGGTCTGATGGGTCAGAAATATACCCCGCGAATATTGATTGATATAAATCTTCGATACTATTGATTTGACCCTGGAATGGAGATAGATAAGGGATAATCACGTTTCTTACATACTCCGCGCGCGAGTAGTTTGCTACCACATTAGGGTCTAGTCCCATTCCATTTAAAGTAGACACCATTGCTTGAATTAATCCAATCGCATAATCCCCATCCTCTAGGACAACTCCCTGTACTCCAGGGTCAAAGGTTCCCGCTGACTCGTACGCAATCACATCTGCTAACCATTGTGCCGGAATACCTAACACATCACCTGCACTTGCCAACGCGCGCGCGAACTCAGGGTCAGAACGAATTTGTTCGTACCCATAATCTCTATTGGGGTCATTCTGAACAGGGTAATCCTCCCGATGTACAGAGGATAACCCTTGGGGCATAGGGTCTGGAGGCGCATACATTGCTGTAGCGGGAATGTCTAGATTATTGAGGAGTGACGCTAACCTTGGGAATTGGTTTGGGTCAACTCCCATAATCAAGTTACCATTTCCGAGCGGCACGGTATTAGGGGTTGGAACATAATTGGTTCCATAAGAATTAGTGTTGATGTTCCCTACACCTGATGGAGAGGATTCATACTGTTGGGTGTGCGCCAAATAGGTCATTGGGTCAACCGTGTTATTTGCGGGGTCTGTGAAGTCCTCTACGCCCTTATTCCAAATTTGTAGATGGAGATGCCTACCTGTACTTTGACCTGCCATAGGGTCACTGGGGTCACCTCCAATGATTCCTAATGGTTCACCAGGAGATACCATCTGACCAGGGCGGACATTAAACGCGCGCAAATGACTGTACTGTTCTACATACCCTTCTGGGGTTACAACCATTACAGTGCCCCCATAACCCTCTTGTTCTTCAACTGCAATAACATACCCACCATTAGGAGATACCGCTCCTACATCCGTGTCATATAAATCAGGAGAACCAATGTCTAGTCCGTCATGGTTTCTAGACTCGCCGTTCAAAGTTCGGACACCATAGCCACTGTTAATGGTGGGGGAATGGTTTGCTGTCATGGGCATCACTACTGACCCAAATGACGCATCATTCACGCGCGCGAGTGTTTGTACTGGGGGAATACCTGATGGGAAACCTGGAGGCTGCTCACCAATCCCCCAATTAAAACCCGGTACACTCATCCTCTGTAGGTATCCTTGGGGTGATGTGGGTATGGGTGCCCTAGTTTGTGCCACTCCTGATACCCCAGGCATAGATGAGGTTACATCAGACTGCTGTTGTCGCTGTTGTGTCTCTTGTAGGATTCCATCCAGAAATGTTCTATCTGCCGGATTATTAATGTTAATGCCGGATTGGTTACTCTGGCGCATTACATTATCTATCTCAGCTTGTATCTGGAGGGTACGCTCCACTAGGTTATTGTACTCTTCAATACTCGGAACATCGGTAGGATAGACTGGATTACCGTCAGGGTCACTAACGGGAACAAGGGTAGCGCTCCGAGTAATCGGGTCAGTAACAACAGTAGTCCTAGGGGTATCTCCAGAATTAAAGTTTCTTCTTAACTCTAGTAACCTACCGTTTGCTGTAGACAGTTCTTGTTGCAGAGAAGAGATTTGAGAGACGCGCGTCTGATGCTGTTGATAGATTTGAAGCGCAATAGCCTCTTCAGGTGTTCTATCCTCAGGTTTCTTGTTATTAATGGTGGTATAGAGGGAAACACCCACTACCCCAGGCTGCACCATATTGAACGCGATTTCTGCGCCTCTGCCAATCTGGTCATAGTTTGCCTGTTGATTTGCCCTCGCACGGGATTGCTCATCCGAGAACGCTTGTGCATTCGCGCGGACATGACCTTGAAATGTGGACATACTTGAGTAGATATCTAAGGCATCAGGTATCTGCGAGAGTAACCCTGATGCGCCTGGATACTTAGCCTCCAATGACCACATAATTTGTTGCCACTGTTGGGGATTCTGGTCAAATCCTTGTGCCCGATACTGCTGTACTTCTTGGAATGCCGCGTTCAAATCAGACATCCTCTGCATTGCCTGTTGATAGGCAATCGAACCGTTCTCAGAAGTAGACGCAAGATGTTCTAAGATAGGCGCGAGAATTTGCATTCTAACCGTTGGGTCATAATCCCTTAACTGGGTTGCTAACCATTGGTTAGTCTCATCCATAGTCTGTGAGATTTGTTGAGAATTCATCCTCCCATCAGACAATGCCGCATACACCGTTGATAGATTCCCTTGTATGACTGCTGTTGTCGCAGATATGGTCGCGTTCCGTACTTCATCTGCCGCTGTCATTTGTCTAGAAACAGTAGCGCGCGTGATGTCTCTTAGTTGTGTTCCCGCAAATTGGTAAAACTCTTCTTGAACATCAGGAGGTAGCCATGAATACTCCTGTAGTACTTGTCGAACATCGTTCTCTGTTGTAAAGGAACCATTGTCTTGAGCATATTGGGCAATATTTCCTGATGCTTCGGTAAACAGTTGTTCAAGAGACGCGCGCGCCTCTAACTTTCCTTGTGCCTGCTGTTGTTCTAATTCTGCCTGTTTGACCTCTGCCTTTTGTGCCTGTATCTCTTGCTGTTTTGCGTAAACTTGAAGTGCAACTGTGGATAAGGTGCCAAACAGACCTGCTAGATTACTCTGTCGTTCGGGCGCGCCCTTCGCCAAGTACTCTGCTTTTTTCCTATCTCCTACAGACGTAGCAATAGAAACTTGGGCATTGTATTCGCGCTGTTGACTGTCTGAAACACCTTGATAGGATTGTCCCGTGGTGTCTGGTATCTCTCCAAACTGAGGATACTGTAGAGTAGGCGCGCTAGGCATAGGGGTTTGTTGTGCAGGCATTGAAGGTTGGTTGGGAAGTAACCCAGATAACCGATTCCTACCTACAATGTTTACCAAACCTGTGCTGTATCTATTGTTATTGTTAGGCATAACGATTCAAAACTCCTGACCAGGATGGTGATGGCATATTCGTATTCGTATTATTGAGTAACCCTGGAGAAGACAACCCATAAACATTTCTCGGTTGTGTTTGTTGTTGCACTCTGGGTTGTGAGAGAACTTGGTATGCTCCCATGATTCCCCCTGCGACTACTCCAGCATAATCTCCTATTCCCGCGCGCTGTACTGATGCGTTACCTTGCCGTTGGTTTGCATAGGCGTTAGCAATATTCGCACGTTCTTGCATCACGGCAGCAAGCGCACTGGTAGAACCTTCAGATAGGGACTGTTGATATCCTGTTTTTACCCCCACTCTGTTCCGTTTTGCCTGAAGCGCGTTTATTTGATATTGGTTTGTAGATGCATAGTTTAGTTGCTGGTCAACATACCCTTGTTGCCCTAAGATTGTGTCTGCCCCAATTCCATACCCCTGTTGTTGGAGCGCGCCCATTGCAGAAATATTATTGGCAGATTGGTTTGCCAAGTCCATGTACCCTAGACCATATCGTTGAGTAATGTCCGCATTAGTACGAGCCAACCCAGTGTAATTAGCCGCCATATCCGCATTAAACCTAGACTGACCCTGTTGTTGATTCATTGGGTCAACGAGCGCGCCCCATTGGGATGTAGCGTCTAGTAAGGCGTTCTGTTGTAATGTTTGCCCTGTTGTAGATTTACCAGTAGCCCCCATCTGCCCAGATAATTGAGAGACTTGTTGTAACCCTTGTCCTGCTAACTGTTGAGCATTCGCGCCACCTAAAACAGATTGGGATAATTCATTCTGAGAGGATGTTTGCTGTTGAATGTTTTGCCCAACTTGGTCGGACGCTGCCATATTAAGGTCGAACACAGAATTACGCGCGTTCTGTCTGGTTAATTCTGCGTTTTGTTGGGAGGTTTGTAGGGTAGCAGCACCTTGGTTTCTTAATTGGGATGCTTGGTATTGACTATTAATCTGACTCGCTTTATTTTCTAACTTTGATTGTTCGATAGATAAGTCTGCCGCGCGTCTTTGTGCGGAGATGATTTGCATCTCTCTGTCTCGTAGTAACTGGGCACTTTGTTTTACCTGTGCATATCGTTGCACGGCTAATTGTGCCCGATGCTCTGCCGCAAGCGCGTCTTGGAGTTGTAATTCGCTGTTGGTGTCTGCTTGTCGTTGTTGTTGTCGTTGTTGTTGAGACATCCCAGCAACTTGACCAATAACACTCGCACCAATACCGATGAGTGGAACTGCCGCTGCCATATTAATCCTCTACTGCCCCATCACCGGGGAGACTAGGTTGATAATCTGTTATCTGAATCGCTGTGTTAGTGCTGGTGTCATAGATATACTGCACTCGGTTACCTATTGCAAACGATTCTGCATCAGTCCTCAATAGGAATGTTCTTAGAGAACCAAGAACATACTGACCCGATTTGCGATATGCGGCAACTCCATCAGGGATACCGATATTAGGCGCAAGAAACGTTCGAGTAAGCGCGACTAACTCTGCCGAGGAAAATGACGATACTTTATAACTCACTGTGTTGTAGATGACATCATATCCTTTAGATTCAGAAGTGATGTACACACAAACCCCGCCACTATCCTTAGATATTTTGACCAATCTTTTAGCAATATCCATTACCTTAAAGCTCCTCTCTCTGAATATGAAAATCCTTGTCTGATTGTCTGGTCATAATCCCACTCATACCCTACCAACTTAAACACGGTAGGTTTATCAGTGAACAGAATAGCGTTGATTACTTCACCATTGCCTACGATAGGAATCATCACCCTGCTGTAGGGTTTGTCCTGTTGCTCACCATAAAGGTCAGATTGGAACCATAACCCTGTGCCGCTGTCTGATTGTTCTAATCCATATAGGTCTGTCTGCTCATATCCTGTGTTGGTATCGTTGAACATAATCCCGATGTGCAAATTAACCCTTTGGTCTGTGTACTGGAGAATGTTCTCATTATCAAAATAGAGGATGATGTGTTTGACGTTCTTAGTGCCTAAGGTATCTCCTGTCACAGCAGGTGTAGTTACCCATGATGTGAATACCGCCCCGTAGTAGCAAGGGTTAGTCGTGTCAGGAGTAAGTGTTCCTGTAAAATCCCATTTAGCTGTGTAGGTTTCATTAGCCGCGCTTGCCGTTGCCACGAAATTACGGTTAGGAAGATAGGTCACACCATTTTGGACTAACACGGTTGGTAGCACGTTGTATGTTGCAGTACTATCTGCATCCATTTTCATCTGTGCATACAGTTTACGTCCAGATTGAGGCGCGCTCGTTAACCTAATCCCCCTGCGAGTCTTGATATAATCTGTACCGAACACTAATTTTGTAAACGTACCAGCGCCCACTCCTGTCTCATACCACAGATTAAAATCATTGTGGTTTGTGATGGGAACAGGCATATACCCAATAGATACTGGCGCGCTCGTAGGTCTATCAAACCAGTAGTTCTTAGAAGTACTACACGTCCACACACACTTTCCTGGTTCTATTGCCCAAGTAATAGACGCAGATGGATACTTAACACAACCAATCAAGTCATAGTCATACCTAGAATCCATAGATATAAATCTATGGTTATTCGCCGTACTTGTGAATTGCGCTTGGAATATGATGTCTGGTAATTCTGTTGCCGTGTCTGTATAAGACAAAGAACATCCTGCCGTCACTGGAAAGCCCATTCCATCCACAGAAAAGCGCGTCCAACAATTGAACACGGGAAAGTAGACATACATTACCTGATAGGTTAATGAACCATGTGTCTCTTTCATTGACACGTATAGTCGTTTACGTCCCGTGTCATACACAATAAACGCATTAGAGGATGGCGCGTTGATGTGGCGCGTGTAAGGGGCTTTGATAGAACCAGAAATATCTTGGACATTGTATCCTGACTCTGTGTTATCTGGGGTAATAACATAAACTCCAGTAGTCGCCAGGAATACTATATTCCCTTCCATTACTTTTACAGACCTACAGTTCAAACAAGATATACCTGCGACAACAGAGTATTGAACATTAGTAGGGGTAAGCACACCGTCTGCACCAAACACTCTAAATATTTTGTATTTCGTAAACACGAAAAGGGAATTGTTATGCTCTATCATCGCAACGATTTTGTCATCCGCGCTAGAAGGTAGCGTGAGTGACAACCCAGATGAATCTCCGTAATCAGATTGCAGATAGGTCTGGAAGTTGCAACAGAATGCACCTTGAGCGCTTCCGAGGTCATCGATATTACTTATCGCCAATAACATTGGGTCATCTCTAAATCCTCCAAACACTAATCGACGTTGGAAGGTTTTAACGGTCGCTGGGAATGACCCTGTGTAGTAGTTCGCATAATCGAATATCCCGTAAAGCGCTAAAGGCATTACGATAGGGTACGCATTATATCTAAGATAGTTTGTACCACCTAGACCAAAGAATCCTCCCTGTACGGTTGACACATTACCAGAGAATGACGCTGGATTGAACGCGCTCCCTATAAATCCTGCCGTGTATAGATAGTACCCATCTGTGTCCGAGAATGAATACCAATCATTCGCGTTTATTGCGCTGCCGAATGCTCCTCCTGTAGCGTTCGCCGTCTGGTCAAAGGTCAAAAATCTTCCCCCAGTTCTCACAGCAGGGTAAGTGAAAGAAGTAGTCGCTGTCGTAAACGCGCCCACAAAACTCCTTAAGGCATATCCCCCTCCAGCAGTAACCCCAGTAGACGCTCCCCCTTCTGATGGAGGTGCAGTAGGCAATCCTGCCGCATTGTTACGAGTAAACAGTGTCCCGGTTGTCAGGTTAATCGCTTCATTAGGTGCTGTAGGGGTATTGGTGGCATAGGGAGATGCACCATTACCCCCAGAAAAAGGTATCCAATACATTCGAGATATGAGCAAAGTCCGCGCGGTTGCAACGTTAGCCCCTATGGTTATCCAGAATGGAGTAGATGGGGATTGAGAAGTACCCACGAGCGCGCCTCCATCACCTGCTGAATGTGACCACATTGCAGAAGTAGTGGGGGGATTAGTATAAGTTAGTTTTGCATCGAACGCGGTTGAAGAATACACGTGCATTGGATACTGTCCTACAGAGGTACCCAAAGGTCTGATATCCTTTAACAAATTCGCGGGGACTGGAATGTGAGGAGATGAAACACTCTGAACAACCGTATCTACGAGTTGATTCCCTTTGAGAAGGATAGATTCTGTGCAGAAATTTGCCGTGACTGCTACCCAAGTTACATTATGCGCTCCATTGGGTAGGGTCAAACCTATATCCGTAAATGTGAATGTTGCATTGCTCCAATCATAAGTAGCCTTGGCTATACTAATGGGTTTATCTACAGTGATATTGTCGTGTAACCAGATGACTGGGGCAGAACCACCGTTAAGAAAATTCTGATTGATGTATGGGGGTGTGGCAATTACCGCTGTAATAGTTGCCCCTAAATCTGTGTAGGTTGCTACTCCTGAGCCAGATGTAATCGCAATGTTTATAGGCACATAGTTAGGATGCGCCAACATTATCCGCGTGTATGCTTGTTCTTGCAACACGGTGAAGTCCCAAGGGGTAGTGGAGGACGATGAGGACGCGGGAAATATATCTACTAGTGGCGCTGCATCTGGATACCAATACCCTGTTGCTGGCTCATAAACTAGCACTACAAGAGACGTTCCATTCCTAACCAATAGAAGATTAATATTAGTTGATGTTCGGATTGGAATTATCAATGAAGGCGCGCTAGAAGTAAATCCATAATATCCTAGTGTTGCGGAACTTCGGTTTACAAGAACCTTACATCCTTTCCTTTTCTCCACACATCCATCGTTATTGATAACGACATTCATCATGTCTGGCGACTCATTTGGCTTGAGGTTAGTGTGAGGGACAGATGGATTCCATCCTCCATTAAACGGAATAGGGGAAAACCCTTTGGAATCAGCCACAACCATTTCTAATAGCTCCTAATTAGTGAGTATTCTGTAGCAGGCATTGTAGTAGACGCGGCAAGTACTCTAACCAACTCTTCTGTAGTAGTTGCCATGTAATCAGGGTCATTCCGTTTCGTGAATAACTCTGTTGCTTTTAGAACCAACAAATTGACATCAAACTCAGGGATGCTAAATGTAGCAGAATCAGTTGCAGGAAGCGCAATATAAGACTTGGTGTAGAAGAATACCTTTGCCCTTTCAGCCGCATCATTAGGGTAAGGATTTACATCTACCAAGTTGTAGTCTCTAATCGTGTAATACAGTGGACGCGCGGGTAATGCCGTAGTATCAGCAGTAAGTTCATACTGGTCAAAACGCATGGGAGGTAGGTATTTAAGGGGCATCAAAATACCGTCCCCTACGTTATAGGACACTCCACGAATTTGTACTGTAGTTGTAGGAAGTGTCGCTTGTTGAGTAATCCAACTCGTAGCTACTCCCCTAACTTGAGTGAATGACCAGTGACGTGTACCAAATAACAATAACAGCGCCATTCTGATTGACTCTTTAGCCTGCAAACCAACAGGGTCAGTAGACGCGGTCACTGTTCTCTCATTCGCGTTGGTGAGTACCCTATTGATGACTTCTAATAGGGTAGAAGTGGATGTAGCCATTATTCAATCCTCAAGAATTGATAGTCAATTGCAGCGCCCGAATCATCATCGATAACCTTTAATACAACTCCATCACCTAACCTGAGAAGTAGTGGCGGGTCTATATGTGAAGTCATTACAAAACCATTTGAGCTTGTCGGTACTGTACCATCGATGGTAAACCTAATATCTTTATCATTCGTAGTTGATTGCATCATAATCGCGTTCGCCCCATTAGGAATTGTTAGAGTGACAGCAGTTCCTAACGAAGCATTATGAGTGTGTGAACCTACAGGATGGAAATCGTCATGATATTTTCTATAGTAATTGAGAGCCATTGTTTTTTCTCCAATATACGAAAAATAGGGTAGGGTGAAAATTTACCCTACCCTATAAGGGTTTAGAATATTCTCTCCAGACTAGATAAGTCCGTCCTCGTCCGACGAAATCACTACAGCGTGCGAAGGACGATACAGTTTAATCCCGTAGAGTTGAGATGCGACTACTTTGGATGCCAAATAGTCTAGGTCGTACTCACTTTGCACACTAGGCATTTTCTGCATAGCAAGGCAGATTGCATCCCGATGTAGGAGGATAGACGAATAATAGTTAGCCGTTAACGCGGTTACTGTTCCATCTTCCTGCGTGGGGTAATACAAGGAACCAGACATACCTGGGGTTGGGCTAGGTGCAGGGTCATTATCCCCATTGTATAAACCAGTAGCGCTATTAATTCCAAGGTAATTAGAGACGACAACTGGGATTCCATACAATGTACCAATCTGACCCGAAACTACAGGGCTGTTATCTACATAAACATGGCTGACAAACGAGTCAATAGCCAGTAGTGAGGCATAGTGGGCAGGACTAACAATAAGTGTACGTCCTTCTTGTGGAACACGCTCACGGTCTAAGATTTCAATTGCCGCTAAGATTTCCGCGCGTGAAATAGGTGCCGTTGAGGTCACATGGTGAGTAGAATCTGCACCAATAATTGCCGCGCGTTCCGCCTGTAATGCTAGGTCTAGGTCACGTGCGAGTGCAGCCGATAACTCTTTGGTGTACTCGGATAGAAGAGAGGTATGAGACTGAATCTCTACGACATCCTCTACCATCGTAGCCGCATACTTATAAAGGTCGATGGTAATAGACCATTGGGTGTCGGTTACGCTTTGATATTCTATGGGTGATTTTGCTGCCTTGCTCTTAACCCCTAAACGAGAAATTCTAGGTAGCCTGAGTAAATCTCCAGATTTACCCACGAATGGAATTTTCTTGACGTATTTTGCGAACACCAAATCTTCTTGGCGATATCGCATAATTTCCGTTGACCAAATTTCCAACTATCCATCATTGGATATCCGACTATCGCTTCGGTTTTCCATTGCTTTAATCACATTGGCAACCGCTTCTACACTTAGTCTGTGCGGGTCACGTTTCATCGCTTTAAGTTCATCTATAAAGGTATCTCTGACAATTACGTCAAGCCATTTACCCTTTATGTTTGTTTCTGACCATAGCAGAAATCTGACTTGTTCCTGTTTGATATAACAGTGATTTTGGATGTTTCGTAGGAACATACATACGGGTTTATACCCTGACAGTTCCCAACTATAACTTCCATTCCAGGTTGCACCACCTTGGCGATAGTATAAACCGCCACCAAAGTTTTCATATAACATATCTAGTAAAAACTTACTAGATTCTGTTAGACATACTCTTACTCTAGGACGGATGTATCTATCCTTAGATACGATTACATCCAAGCAACCTTCGCCATCTATCAAACCTGCGATATACTTCCAAGATAAACGTTTCATAGGTTATTACCCGAACTACGTGTTTTGGTTTTTTCGTGTTCCCTCTGGTTGTGCATCATAGCATTTTCCAGTTATTCAGTAGAAGTTTAACGTCCCCAAAACTAAATAGGGACAAAGACCTGGACATCTGATAGTCCAAACATATCTCCACGAATAGTCATATTTTTAATCTCCGTTTTGTGTGTATATTATCAATCTTTCAAAACACGACCGCTCAAGAATGCTTTATGGATAGATTCCCTCTGCGATTCATATTCTTTAGTACTCATAGAGTTTATTTGGGAAAGTGAGTAATCAAAGTTCGAGCGACCAGTTGGTACAGGATTCCTACCTGTAGACCTCTGAACCGTACCAGTTCTTGGGACACGCCCTGGGAGGGCGGTGTCTAATTGTTCTGGTTCTGGTGACAGCCCCATTGCCAGAATATCGTTACGCCACTGTAGTAACTCTGTTAATGCCTCAATCACCCCATTAAGGTCTACACCAGCGCGTTCATTAAGGACACTATCTAAGGACTCAACTACCTTTGTTGTGTACTCGTCTACTTCAGGTTTATCATCAGTGCTATCGGATTGTTGTTCCGTTTCCTGTTCCGTTTCGGGAATAGTAACCTCCGGGGTAGGCTCTGTAGTTTCCGCGCTTGCTTCCGTTGTGTCTCCATCTTCTGGTTTGCTCTCTAACGGTAATTCTGCTCCGGTAGGGTATTGAGTGCGATTGATGGGCGTTTTTTCATTGGATGGGTTGTTGTTGGGCATACTGTTGTTGTGGTGTTAGTGCTGTAGGTTGATTGGGCATAGTAGACGCGATTGCTGCCATTTGTTGCGCTCCTCCATCTACCATTTGTTGTGTTTGTATTCCCCTAGATAAATCGGCACCGTTGATTTGTTGTGCCGCGTCTACCATTGGGTTGGGATTTTGCTCCGGTTGCTGTTGTGGTTCAGAGATAAACCTATCCGGGTTATTGTGAATGAAGGTTCTCGTTAGTTCCGTGGCTACTTCCATCCAATTAATATACTGCTGTATCATTGGTGTACTGTTGATTGCCGCTAACCAAGACATTAGTTGGCGCGTGTTGTATTCCTTATCTGCAATGTGTTTAGACCCAATGGGGGTTACAGACATATTGTGAATAAGTTGTTCTGCACCAATCTGAAGGTAGAGTATCTCCGCGCTATCTAACCCCGTGACTGGGACTATTTCAGGAAACTCTTGAAATTGTTGGCAGTAGTTGTAGCAACGTTGGATGATTTCCAGTAGAGCCTGTCGTTCGATATTCTCATAAACACCTGATAATCTATTCCCCCCTGCTGAGGTTATTGCTTCTACTTCTGCAGCAGTTACCCTATCCCCATTTCTACCAGGAGCAGTCCCTACAAAAGTGCCTGTGCCTGTCCGACGTTCGATTAACTGTTCCCGTAGTTGTTCTTCTGATATAGAGACTGATTGGAATTGGTTATCTACAATCAGGGGTCTAATGCTGTCAGGGTTAGCTACAGGGATAACACGACCGGGTTTAACAAACACATCATTGGGGTCTACCGTCCCATCATTCACAACTAGGAAGGTAGGCTGTAGGGTCACATCCAGGCCATCCAGACGACAATTGGATAGTGTATCTAACTCATGCAGATTCCCTAGGACTGGGGATAACATTCCATACCCATAAGGTGTTTCTGGTATCGGAGTGTATTGTGCGAAAACGAATGGTCTTCCACCCATATAAGGAGAGGTCTCTACCCTCAAAAGCACATCCCCAACCCAAGTTACAATGACATCGTAATACTCGACAGAGGATAGTTCTAGATTCCCCCAGAATTCATACACTTCAATAACGTCAGTAGACAGTGAGGAAGTGTTCCCATAAGAGAAGCTATCAATATCCGCGCGGTCTGAGTTACGTCCTCTCCTAAACGCATTGATAGATTTGAGTATGGATAGGTTTGCTTTGGGATAAACCCCTTGTTCTACTAGCCTTACCAACTCACCTCGACGTAGCGTGAATCGTCTAATCATATTCGCGCGGTTTGGGTCGTCTGAATCAGGGTCAACCCAGATATCCAACATATCCTCTACTGCCATATCTGGAGAATTTTTGATGACCTTTGTTACCGGGATATCCTTTTTGTCCCCTACATCCGATAACACGGTTTGAGTAGACGCGCGTGTTTCTGTCCTCCAAGGCATAGAGATGCAAGATGTACCCGTGATACAGAGTTGCCTTAAGAAAATCTCCCATATAGACTTAAATCGAGACTCATCTAATTTCCCTTTAATAAATTCCTTTAGTCCTCTCAGGTAAGTTCGAGTATCCCCACTCTCATCGGGTAATGGATAAGTAGGAACAAGGTCGAACCAATCCTCATTTGGAAAAGACGCGCTTTTGAAATAAGGAATAGCAGTTTCTACAATATCGTAGGCTTTACCTTGGGAGATGTGATGTCTCCAATCTACAGCGATGTCTCCAACGGTCTGTTTAAGCGCGTTCGACCGTATCCAATCTTGAGCGTTAGGTGTTCCAAAGTAATTCGCCCAACACTCTTTCCAATGGGCATCTAGTTGGCTTCTAGATGACTTCCAAGACTCCAACAGTGTTCTTAAGGTATGGAGTATCTCTACATCCTCTTTTCCTTTTGTGTCTGTTGGCAGCCTGGTCTTAATTAATCTGTCCATTATCGATACCCTCCATAAACCTTGTTCTTAACTACATCCAATCGATTGATAGGTTTAGGTGACGCTGCCTTTGCTATCTCTGCTAACGCTGCCATCACATCGGGCACATCATCATGAACGTTCTTGCGAGGGAAAAATAGTAACTGGTCTGTCATATCTAACCGATGAGACATAGATTTAGGGAGATAGACCATACCATTTGAAAATAATGGTTCTAGCGCGTTAGAAATTCGTGTCTCTTTCTTGCCTTGTACCCATGTAGGTCTGAATTCATTTAGCACGACAGGTCTATATTGTTTGAATGAAGAGCGCACAAATTCAACAAAGTGAACAAAGCCTCCAACAGACTCAATCCAGACCGCGTTTAGTTTCCATTTATCCGCTAGCAGATAGATGTTTTTCAGCATCTCCCCAGAACGCCATTTACCCATATCGATATCGAGAACAATCAGATTACCTTGAGTATCTTTTCCTCCCACGACTATCGCTGTAAAGTCAGAATCATCTCCTACCGTACCAGCAGGGTCAACCACTAGGTAGGGCTTAACGAGCGTGGAACCTTCAGGCAAACTGGAATGTTTTACTTCAAACAGATTACGCTCAGGAACATAGTTGATGTCAGAAGAGGGGATAAAATGCGCCAAATCTACATCTAGTACAGATGCGCCCGGAGCAAGTAACCGATTTAAGTATTGAGATGCAAACCTAGAACCTGTCATTTGAGACCGTTTGAAGGATTCCAACTTCTCATCCCATAACTCATGCCATAAATACCCTTCTGAAGAATCATGCCCATTCTTATAAATGTTGCGTTCATAGATTGCCCAGTCAGGAGAGTCTATTAGCTCGTTGTACCAATCCTCACTACCATATCGAGTCCCTACTACAGTAATCTTTCCCCCAATATCCGCATACTTTTCAGCTTTTAATGGGAGGATGGTCTGGTAGAAATCATCTCTATACTTTGGGTCAAGTACACAAACTAGGTCGTCAACCCACGATTTGATTTTTGTCAGCTTATCTCTGGTAGAGATATTCTCATAGGTAACTACGTCATCTAGAACCAACTCATCAAAGTGAAACCCTGTTGGAACAGTACCCACAGACCCTACAGAAACAGTCGGTTCTTTCAAAATAGAAGGTCTTATCACCTGAATCGCTTGGGTAGACCAGATAATCTTCCTATCCCGCGCTTCCGTCTCGTATCGGTTAGTTTTTAGCCGTTCCATTTCTGGAATCAACCGTCCTTCAATGTGGTCACGTGCATTCCAAACATTCTCGATTAGAAACGCATCCTCTAAATAGGTTCTAATTTCCCGTACGAACGCAATAGCTAGGGGTCTAGTGGAGGTGCCTACGAATATACGAATATCAGGAATTTGATAGATTCTCCATAAGGTTTTGCATACCGACATTAGAGTAGATTTAAGATGTCCGCGCGGGATAATGATGAGCTTAGTGTTCTTATCAAACGTCTCTTCTAAATCCCAATTCATCAACTCACGATGACATTCCCCAAAGGAATTGCTCCCACCATGGAACGAGATAAGGTCAACGAACGCCCAAAAATCATAGAGCGCTTTTGTTTTCTGTGCCAAGGTGGGACGCTTAAACTTACGTTCTGTACGAGCCATTGATTACTTACCAGTAGATTGTGCTGCCGTATCACCAAAATACAGACCGCGCTTACATTCAGTCTCATTGATGGAGAATACTTTGCAGTAAACCTTGTGATAAATTGTCTTAGCTGATGTGCCTGTTACTACAAACTTGATAAAGTCTCCAGTATCATCTAGTGTCGGGACTAAGGATGCTAGTCCACTAGAGCCAAGGTGAGCTAAATCAATACCAGAAGTAGTATCAGAGTTATAAGTATCAAAAAGTACATAAGTGTCATTTCCCGAACCACTCTTGTTCAAGTCCCAAGATGCAGCGGTTGTACCATTCAGGTTTTCAACACAAGCAAAACCTCGTTGTAATCCAGCAAAGGTATCGTCTGTGGAGTTATACCCTAAGTAGGTGTACTCTAGAAACACAATTGAGGATTCTGGAATATAGAGTCGATTGTAATAGGTTGTACCGTCTTGCGCTTTTGCCCCACCTTTACCTGCAATAAACATTTCTGTTGCAGTCGCATCAGTGGTTTTAGCGTAATACATTAATTGGTTAGATACTGTGGGTGAATAATCCCCCAACGTACCATCAATAAACTTTTGCTGCCATAACTGTGTACGAGTCTTGGCAAGAGTGACATCTAATGTAGCCATTTTGTTTTATCTCCGTTAGATTTTCCTAAATGTTTTGTCGTTACGCACACCTACGCGCGCGTTATATGTAGCCTGATTCTGCCGTTTGTTGGCGTTAGACTGTACTCTTTGTCTAACAGGGACAGGAGTCCTACCTGTAGTTCCAAGTGCCCTCTGCGCCCTCCTACGGTTCAACTGTTGCAGTAATGAATTAGCTACCCCAGCATTCTTTTTAGACTCTAAGGATTGAACCATTCCTGCATACTTGGTATTCTCGGACGCGCGCTTTAACTCACCCCCTTGAAGTTGCTGTACTCGTTGGGCAAGTGCCCTCGTCTGGTCTTGGTAGGCAGAATTCAAATTACCTTGGTTTTGCAACAGAGTATTAGATTGCTGCATGTTCGCCAACTGTGCCGCAAAGTTAGTGTTGTATTGCCCTAACTGTTGATTCTGATAATCCAGAGAGGAATTATATATAGACTGTTGCTGCGCTGTAGACGTGTTTTGTAGGTCGTACTGCTGTCTCATCAATGCAATATCATTTGCCTGATTCTGTGCAGTCATTGCCGCCGCATTGTTTTGTTTACGGGTTAGTTGGTCAGAAAGTCGAGTCGCGTTCTTCTGGGCATCCTCAATAGAGCTAGATGGTTGGGTGAGCCTATCCTGGTTTTGTTGGTTCTTCTTTTTTGCCCTTTGTTTTTTGTTCATAGGTTGCCTTTAGATTACGCTTTTTACGTAGCGCTAGAACTTTATCTCGTAAATGAACGTAGTCTTGATTGATGTGGTCTGTTAACTCTTGAAGGGTGATGCCGTACTTATCTAGAATCTCTACGATTGAATCCAGCTTGCTGATACGGTCACGTTTAATGTACTTATTCCTAATTTCAATTGGATTCATAACGGTTTAGGGAATTAGTGCCTGCACAGCGGTTACAATTGCTGCCTCTGTAGTCGCGTCATTTGTCGTGTACGATACCCCTAGGAGACATCCTAGGATGCGCATCTTACGTTTACCTAGGGTTAGCTCAGGAGTGGTTCCTCCTATCGTCTCAAGGTTCTCAGGGTCGATAGCGCGCCCATATCGGACAGTACTCGGGGACTCGAATACATATCCGTCCCAAATATCTTGTCGTAGTGTCCTACATAGGGTCTCCGCTTCAAGGATTATCGCGCGCGCGTCTTGTTCGTGATATTTACTAATTGCGTCTGTGGGTAATGCCATAGTTGTTTCACTTTAGATTAATTGATTGTTCTGCCCTATCCATTCGTTGCTCAAGAGTGTTGAGCCGTTGGAGGACTACTTCCTGTCTGGTTCGTACAAAATTAATGTCGTTATTCTGGCTGGTCTGGTCAACTGAGTACGCTTGAAAAATAATGTTGGTTCTCTCTTCCATAATCGTCAGCCTCTCGTAAACCCTAATCACTTGAGAGATAATCCCAACGCATAACCCAATAATCGTTAACGTGATTCCCCAGTCTAGTAATGGTTTCCCCAGTAAGGTTGATTGTTCTACTTTCACGATATGTACGTTGTTATCTTCTAGGTTTTCATTGTTTGCCATGAATTAGACGCTCATAGGGATAGATAATTATGGTAGATTACACTATAATTATAGCTATTGTGGATAGGTGACTACTGATACCTAGAAAATATTTTTGAGTACTGATTGACAAAAATGGGGTATTATCTGTATAATCAAATTAAGGTGCCGAAGGGTTTAATAGTATGTGGAAATGAAAGTAGTAAAACGTGAAATGCAATTTACCCCCATGTAATCAAATTATGTGGGGGTATTTTTGTACGTAGAAACATACAAGAGGATAAATGCATAAATATAGATTCCAAGCGAACAGCGTAGGAATCTATATTTATCTCTTATTCATACATCTAGAAAAATACCTTCTTAGTGTTTTATACGACGAGTAGAGAATAACCCTGTGAGTGTAAGCCCCACATCCATACAAAGATGTTTGTTTCCTGGGGATTACCCTCATAACCCGGAGCATGCTATTGCCAATAAGGCACTCCTTATTGATAACGTAAACAATCCTATAGATATGGATAATTTGTCCCAATGACTGTTATCATATAGATATCCCAATTATGGAGAACCTCATGTCCAAGATAGTGCTTACTGAACACAGTGGAACCATTCACCTAGAGATAGATGTGGTAGTGCCCATCAAAGAATTAGAAGATATAGTGGGACGTGCGGTCTCTAACAAGGTGTCTCAGACTGCTCCTTACCTATACAGTCAGTTGGAGTTGTCTAAAGTCCTATCGGGACTGCCCTTAAACGAATTACTCAAACTCGTTCATGTGGAGAAATACTAATGTACGCATTTGATATTGGTAACTCTTCAACGGTAGGTTACAATGGTCACTCCATTAAATCTATCAAGTCAGTTATCGCGTCTGTGAATGGTCGATACAATCTACTCCGAACACCTGGGGTAATTGTTATCAATGACCTCATCTATCACACAGGAGTGGGCGCGCTTAAATATGACATGGTGCGCTTACAGTCGGAGTCAGACAAGACCGCGTCTATATCAGAGTCAATCATCTTGCTCCTATCAGCCTTAAGTGACTTTGGTACGGTGGAACCAACGACAGAGATAGTGATTCAAGTCCCAGAGTTAGTGACCTCCTACCAACATGACCTAGTCAAAGCGCTAAATAATATCTATGTTTGGGAGAAGGACAGGCACCTATTTGAGACGCGCTTAAAAGTGGTAGGGGTTTACCAAGAGGGTTTTGGTTCATGGTACCTCGCACGTAATTCTGGTTCAATTTCTGATATAGGCTACACTGTGGTTATCGATATTGGTGGCGGTACGGTTGTGACCACACTGATTGAGAATAGTTCTGGAGAGGTGATGCGCTCATCTACCTATCCAAAGCAAGGGATGATTTATTTGGCGAACCTCATTAAGCACGATAATGAAGTGACCAACCTAAACAACGGAATCATGGTGAGTGTGGAGTCATTCTTCAATTGCTTAGAGAATCAGACCTATAGGATTGGTCACACTGGGGAATCCATCCAGAAGTACATCGACTACTACACACCCCTATTCTGGAAAAACATATTCCAGAACTTGGTGCTTAATGACTACCGACAGGCGATTCAGAACAGGGAAGTAACAAACTTCTTAGTGACTGGTGGAGGCGCGTTCACCGTTGCACCTTGCATCAAAGCGGTCATGAACAAACCAGGAGTAGGTAAGATGTTCCTACTATCCCCTAATCCTCTATCAGATAATGTCAAAGGGATTTACGATGCGTTCCACAGACAACAGAGTAAGAATTAATCCGAAGTTGTGGCGCAAGTTCCTAGATAGAGCGTTCGACATAGGGATTCCTCCGCAAGCGCTCTTGGAATCCCTGGTCTGTAACTTCATGTCATCTGAACCAACCAGTACTCTATCTCACACAATCCCGCCACAGCAAACCGTTAGACATACGAATGACCTTCTACAGGAGTTAAGCAGAAATGACTTATTCGATTAAATTTGACCCCGATTGGAAACATCATAACGATGATGATTTTGTGTCCACTACACCTGATGGCTCTAAGTTAAAGAGAGACTGGTCGCTCATCAATTGGACTACAATGGCATTTGTTCTAGAAGTTCTACAGGAAGGTAGCGATAAGTACGGTTCCGACAGCTACAGAAACATCTCTGTAGAAGACCATCTTTTACATCTTGTCGAACACGCGATTGCTACCATTCCATCTATCACTGCACGGGATTACGAGAGTCTAGAGTCACATCTAACCCACCTGATTTGCCGCGCGCTTTTTGCACTTGAAAATATTAGGGAGCCTGTAGACTATGATGAATTCTAATTCCGAATGGGACTACACCATGAAGCTACTCGTTATGTGGTTAGCAATATCCCCCTTTGCGTTCGGGTTACTGGGTTGTTTTGTTCTCTACAATCAATCCTCTATATCCCGTGATATCCAAGAGCTAAACAACAACATGAGGATGCTCCAACTGACCCAACAAACCTCTACCACCGAGCGCGGTTCATTGGGATGTATTCAACAGGAAGAGGGTTTTGGATGGTTCCACCGTACCACCAGGAGTAATTGTGATGGACAGTAGCGCGGAGTTGCCTTTAGAGCTTGCGTTCCAAAAGGCAAACACAGACACTCAGATTGATAAGATGACCACAGAACAACTGAGAGAGTTAGCGCACTTATTGAACGCAGCTTACTACTCACAAAGACATTTCATTATTGGATTGTTAAAAGAGAGAATCGACTATGGCATCTAGTAAGCCGGATGGAGGGGGTCTAATCAACGCGATAGGTTTTGACCCTACTAAACAGATTGATAGGGATACAGGGCAATTCAATCAACCTCAACTACAAGATGGATGGAAATCCTACGCGGTTTGGGGTACACGGGTAGACAATTCCAAACAGTCCTTCTACAACCTCCGACAAATCATGTCATTTCCCCATACTCTATTGGGGGTGGCGCGCTTGCCTGGGTGGTTATTTATCGGACAGACCATTAAATACAGTCTTTGGTTGTTACAACCCATCATGGGGTGGTATATCGCAATTCCATCTACCATCATCGCGCTTGTGATTGGTTGTGTTGCCTACATCGGGTTTTGCGACAGAGAGATTACCTTCTCTACCTTACTTAAGCTGTCGATTATGACTATGGGAGGTCTGCTGTGACCCTATTAGAGGAGCGCCAACGTTCCATTAATACGATGATTGGTTGTGGTGTACTTGCACTAGCGTGTTCGTACACCATTTTCTATCTAACGACTACAACTAACAGTAAACTCAACCGATTAATCACAGGGTTAGTAGGCGCGTCCCTTACATTTGGTGTGGTAGGTCTTCTAGACAAAGAATCCACCCATCTAAGACGTAAGATTCAGGCAATTACTGACCTCAATGACCAGATAGACGTGCAACAAGCGTGGGAGCATAAGGATGACACACCATTAGAACCACTCCCAATCAATAATCAAGACAAAATCAGTGTCCCTGATGGGCTTAAAATCCTATCTTGGGATGATTTCGTAAAAAATTACATCAATCAACCCAAAGTAAAGCCTCACTTTGGGGTATTTAGTCCTACGGGTACAGGTAAAACCCTCGTTGCTGAGGTCATAGGTGATTTACGCGCGCGCGTCCTAGGGGCAGATACACGTCAAGTCTACTTATCTCCTACTGTGGAAGTAGAGGATAAGGAATTCTTGGGTTGGGAAGTGGTAGGGAACAATTTTGATGCGGAATCCATGAATTCATTCTCTGAATATGTGAACGCATCCTTGTTGGAGCGCTACTCTAACCCCGATTACCATGAACCATTAGTCATTGTTTGTGATGAGTATCGATGGACGGCGAAGAAAACAGAGGTTACTCCTGTAGTGGGAGATGTACTGTCCATTGGACGGAAACAAAACCTAAATATCATTCTGACCGGAGTCAACTATTTGGTCAAAACCTTGGGAATGGAAGGCGAGTCAGACCTACGTGCGAATATGACGATGGTTCTAAAGGGTGAATTGGCAGTCAAGCACCTACAGTCCTTAGAAAACGCACAACGTGTACCACCAGGCACCGTAAATTATTTCAATGTCCTATCTGAACGTAACCCTTATCGAGCGTGTGTTGTAGACAATGCGATTATGCTACTGCCAGATATGTCTACCTACCGTCGCATTAAAAAGGAGCGTGGTATTGGCTACGTCACCCCAGAAACACCTTCAGTTGTTCCATTAAACAAACCTATTGGTAAGAAGAAATAGCCATGTTGAGACCATCAGACGCGCAAAAAACATGTCCAAAACCTGATACAGGAATGTGTGCCCTATATCTCCTATACAGTGTCTTGTATGACCGATACAAAATCGGCATTACGACAAACATAGAGCAACGGATGAAAAAGCTAAGACGGCACAATTCCCTATCCCCCAATGGTGACTCCACTCTTGGGGTCTATTACATCTTTTGGTTCAATAATGCAGAGGTTGCTCACAAAATAGAACGCGCGCTCCATCAGGTATTCTCCCACTGCTCCAATAATCCACAAATCTCTAAGGGTTTTGGCTATGGTCGGCAATACACGATGGAATGGTTCCAATTCACAATGGAACAAGTAGACGCGCTTAGATTAGTATTCAATGGAATGTATGACTTTTTCAACAGTGCAGAAGTAGAGGAATGTGATGATGACGACTATGATTACGATGAAGAAGACTAGCGGTTACACTATACGGAACATGGTTGAAGGGGTTGTTCAATTTGAAGTGGTTAACCCCTATGGGGTTGTAATTGCATCAGAAATTGAGACCTACACGCGCGCGTATCAAGTACTCATGGATGACCTTTACTACGGAAGTGAATGTGATGCTATTGAATGACAAAGAAATCTCTAGTAGAGTTGGGATGATTGAACCTTATGAATCTACTCTGGTTAGGAACGGTGCTATTAGTTATGGTCAGTCTTCTTTTGGGTACGATTTACGTTTATCTTCTGATGTACCCTTGAAGATATTCAAGAATACCGCGTCTACTATTGACCCCAAACATTTTGACGCTCAAACCCAATTGTACGTCCAGTATCCGCACGTTGATGACACGGGTATATACTATATCATTCCCCCTCAAACCTACGCGCTAGGGGTCATAAAGGAGCTATTGAGGATACCTTCTGACATCACCGCATTGTTCATTGGAAAGTCTACTTACGCGCGCTGTGGATTGATAGTGAATACGACTCCTGGTGAGGCAGGATGGAAAGGTCATCTCACATTAGAACTGTTTAATAGCGCGTCTTCTCCTATCAAAATATACGCGGATGAGGGGATTGTCCAAGCACTGTTTTTTGAGGGCAATGTGTGTTCTGTGGACTATGACACAAGAGGAGGTAAGTATCAGAATCAACCGCACGAAGTCATAACCGCGCGCGCGTGATTGTCGTGATTGTCGTGATTGTCGTGATTGTCGTGATTGTCGTGATTGTGGTGTTTGTGGGAGTTTGTTTCTTATAACCTTGTTCTCTCCCACAAACCCTTTATAGGGGTTGGCAATAAATAGAGGATTCTACTCTGCAAGCGACGTAGAATCCTCTGCGTTTTTTTTTTATTGGGTACCCACTCATCCAAAAAACTTATGGTGATGATAGAGGGTATAAGTTTTTCTTATACCCCCCATTTGCCCATAAGCAATCCATATATCACAATTTCTGATATAAGCAATCCATATATCAGAATATGTGGCGATCGAACACTTGTACTATCACTTATTCTTATCAAACATTTTGACGGATGCGCGCGCATAAAACATTCAAAATTATACCGCCAGACAAATAAGGATTACTGATATAAAACATTCAAATCTATCTCGTCAAAATATAATGTTCTAATTATCTAATAGATAACCCTATATTCGATCGCCAGACAATAATAGATATCTTATATCAGCAAAATCACAGGTCTCCGCGCGCGCCTATTAATGTTATTTATATGATTAATCTTTCTGATGGTTACTGTTAAAATCCACTGCACTAACTAATATTATTACTAATTCCTATGAAAGATTGGGTTTTCCATTTCAATTTCAAATCAGATAAGTTTAACTTCTCGTATTCAGGATTCCCATAAGATATTGTTAACTAAAACGCCCAAAACCCTTGTCATATAAGGAATCTGTATCGGGGAGCGACTGTACCATAAGGAATGAATATTTGACAAAAACTTCAATCTTTGGTACCCTCAAATCTATTATTTACACGTATCCATAAGCCCAAAATCCACAATCACAAAAATTACGAATTTTCCATCAGCGTTTCTTATCAATGAAAGTTGAAATGGCTGGAACCCTTACCACCATTGCATTACAGGCGTTTTTATAGGGGATTGACACTTCCATCCTGGCTTGTTATATTATAGGCATGAGGGGAAGAGAACCAAACAGACAACCGGAAGTCACTAACATACCGGGGCAGGATGAGCGCTCAAGAGCCTAGGCACCAAGAGATGAAGAGCAGTAAACGAACCTCTTCATACGGTACCAATCAACCCAAACGTCCAGCGGACGGGTTCCCTTCCCAACATACACACGACACGACAGCCCACGGAGAACATTATGTTTAATATCCTAGAGCATGAAGACCATACAAGCTACGTCGCACGTTTAGAAAGTAAAGGCGCGCGAGTGGAAGTTACAGTAGTTGAAAACGAAGTGCATTACAAAGTTTATGACGAAGACGGATGCTGGACAAACTGTTGGGTATATGACCCAGCCGATTATCCAGAGAGTGAAGATTGAATGATGGGGGGAGGATACACACCTTCCCCAATCATTATTAGTAACCTACCTTTGGAGAAAATTGTGTCAAACATACTAGAGCATGAAAACAGTATGTCTATACCTATTGAATAGGGAATATTCAATAGGTATAGGTTTATTGTTAACGGAGAAAATTATGTTTCATGTCTTTCGTCCCAAACACAACTATTTCGTATCATCTGAGTTGGTCAGTGTTCCTGACCTATCAGACAGACGCATCCGTAGTCTGAGTGCCCAAGCAAAACGCGCTGGATACGACGGAATATATTTCATGGACTGTTCCACAGAAGATGAACCAGACCTGTTCTACGTCCAATACCTACAGGGAGCAGGCACTATCAATGAAGCGCGCGAATTGTGCGTGTCGATTGTATACGACCTGCATGGAAACGTAGTGTGAACGCCTAGACTACATACAAAACAACCCAGCCCATTGAATACTATTTATTCAATGGGGACACGCCCTAAGAAGGCGGTGTCTCCACCATAGTATTAGGTCTATTCAGTGGGTATGGGTTTATTGTTTTTTAGTAACCTACATTCCATAAAAATAATGGAGGGTGACATGCACACACTAGATGACAGATGGTACGTTGTCGAGCGCAAGTCAGACCACAAGGTTGTGAACATCGTGAGGGGATATGATTCTGTAAAACCCTTCCTAATGTACCCGGAATTATTCTTAGTATCTAAGAATTGATGGGACAAATTAACCTAATGACTGGGACAAAAACGGAACAAATTACCCAAATTGGAGGACATATGACACCTATTCTAGACGAATCTACAAAGAGAATGTATCCATACCCTCCTGATATGGACACTTGGATGCAACTCAATGACCAGGAATTCAGTGATATGCAACACGCAAGCCCTACTAGCATCCTGTTGTTCTATCATGCCAACACGGAATTGACTTTAGATTTTGGTGATGAGTAAAGATGAGGAACAATGACATTTTTATACTTGGTTTCTGTTCCAAAACGAGGTTTACATCTAGTAGATGAGATGAGTTTCAACAAACTATACTCAGGTACGAATTATGAGTATTGTTTAATACCAACATCTTGTGCAAATGAGTTGGTGAGCCAGCTCATAGGAGAATCCGATTTGGCGTCAACAGATATTCTGTTGTATGACCCAAAGATACTGGGTCGGTACAACATTGAATGCCCAGTTACACTCACACACAACGCGAGGTTCTAATGGATTACCAGTATGATTGGTGCATACAGAACAGTCAAGTGTGGGTGATGCGAACACCCACCAACTGTATCAAGCTCGTCCCACAAGACAAGACCTACGAGTTTGTTCGAGACATCCCTGATAGAGTTTCTTATGTGTCACTAGACGCATACGAGACAGACCTAGAAACATTCCTTAAAAACACTTGGGAGACTACGCCATGAGAACGTTAATTGCGACTACAGTGCTTGTTGACCGTTACCCTGTGCTATACAGTGTAACCCAGTACGACAGCACTATCTACCACATTGTTATCTGCAATGGGATAGACAAGACTGAGTTCGACCTACCTGTGACCGACCTCGTCACGGGCGCGCTTATCCAGGCAACAATTCAAAATGATGGCATCAATCGATTACTATCAATAGCAGCGTGAACCATTGTCAACAATGGATATCTTATTGACAATGGTAGGCTCCGGAGGTCTGTTTTAACAATCATCCAGACATGAACGATACACCCAGACGCGCGTGAGTTCTATATCCAAAACCACGCGCGTCTGTTTACTAGAACGAACCAAGGGTTGTAGGCAATTGTGCCTAAATCCCATTACCCCTACAATCGGGAGGGTATTATGACAACCTCATCATCTATTTCCTGGAATACGATATTACTATGTTGGATTTTGGGCGCGCTCCTCATCAAACTCTTAATCGGATTCGCCACCCTTGCATCCCACAATCAGCAACCCCATTATACAACCAACAACACGTGCATAACAGATAAATGCACAAAATAACATGCGCAACATTCCCATCAATAACATCGGTATGACCATCATCAACGGGCACGTCTACCGGGGTGACGAGCATCCCGATACAATAGACCATCAACCAGAGGTGATATATCGCGCAGAAACACAGGTCTCCACGGAAAAACAGGTCTCCACGCGCGCAGACTGTATATCTACGAAAGATATTCCGATAGATAATTCTATGGAATCTAATCTATAAGGAATATCTGAGTAGATATATCACTCTTAGATAGAAGATTGGATATAGGGTTATTCTAGTCGAATAACCCTATATCCAATAGATTATATTATATATATTATATATATTATATATATTATATATGGGGTATTGGTATCTAATATAATCTAGAATCCATATGGTTACAGGGTAATCCCTAGAGAATAGGGTTATAGGATACAGTCTAGGGCTTACACAATAAGGGTTATCTAAGCGCGTAATTACTGGGTGATTGGGTCTACTGGTTACAGGGTAATCCCTAGAGTACAAACACCTTAGACTCCATGTAGGGCTTACACAATAAGGGTTATTTAAGCGCGTAGTAACTGGGTCATAGAGTCTAATCGTTACTGGGTCATAGAATCTATAGGGGTTACAGGGTTATAGGGTAGACTCTAACACCTAGACTGAAACACCTAACACCTATCCAAACTCGTATGTCCTATAACCCTATGACCCTTAGACATACGATTGAATATAGGGTTATTCTAGTCGAATAACCCTATATCCAATCATTTATTATATATATTATATATATATATATTATATATGGGGTATTAGATATAAATCCATATGGTTACAGGGTAATCCCTAGAGTACAATCCTCCAGATATGGATATAGGGCTTACGCACTATAACACCTATCCAAACTCGTATGTCCTATAACCCTTTGACTAAATCTCATACCAAGAAAGATATAGATTCCTACGCTATTCGCTTGGAATCTATATCTTGTAAACCTTCATCCTATGGGTTGTCATAAAAAATGAAACCTGTATTTCGTGTTTTCACGTTTTACAGGTTTCGTTTTACTTCTGCTCTTCTTATATATCAAACCCTTCGGCGGCTAATTAGATTATACAGATACTACCCTGATTTTGTCAATCAGTACACCAAGAAATATTTATGGTATCCCTTAACACTCGCGCTTATCTACGTGTTATCAATATGGGTTACATGCGTTTGTAATACCCTACAAGGTGTATATAATATCCTTCAGGATACATCGTAAAGGCTCCCCCCTAGACCGACCTTCCTGAGCCTTCTAGACCCCGCAGAATTGATTGTGGGTATTTTGTTAAAGTGTCCAAAGTATCCTAGGTTGCCAAAAAAGATTTATAGGTGGTATATCACATGAAAACCGATTATGTCATTAGAGAACTGCAAGACAGCCAAACTCAGAAGATATACAGGATGTTGGAGTCCTATAGAGGAGCGTTCAATCTAGGGTCTCCTGAGCTATTACAGTTCGTGCAGGACACTGTAATCGAAGGAATAGAGGGGGATAGCGTGAAGTTCATATCCCTGAAGACCCTTATGAGCATAGAAGACTCAGTCGTCCAACGCCCCATCATGGAAGCAAAAGTACTTACCGTGCTGTATGGTGAGTTTGGTTTATTATTCAAGAATCCACTCATCAATCCGATTGTAGTAGGGACAGACCCTATGATTCTGGAGTCTGGTAGACATCGGATAGCTGCGATTCTATTCATCCTCACCCATTTGGGTCTGGAGGATTTTGTAGACAAATTCGTATTACCCTGTTTCGTGCTTAAAAGTAATCCAGTGAGGATTATTCTGTCCAACAAATCCCGTGGCTGCACGGCGATAGAAGGTGCAAGCATAAAACACAGTTCCGAAGGTGTGAATGTAGAATCCCCATCAGAATTGATTACCCAGTATTTCATGGGAGGATTGTCTGGGTCACAGAGCAAACAACTATCGGACGCGCTTAGGATGATATCCGTGGCACTAGTGAAAGATAAACAACTAGACCACAAGGGATTATCGGACGAGACAATTGGCGCTTACTGTGTTGCATTTTTCAACGACATGAAGGGCTATAGGTCTGACTTCAAGTATTTGATAAAGTCAGAACAGTTCCTAGAATCTGCTATCCTGTTTTGTGTAGAACACATTCCTGAGTCTCACAAAGCAGTGCAGAATACAGGAGTGACAAACTTCTCACGCGCCACAAATTCAATGGGAGGAGCATGTTCTGTATTATTTCGGATTGCAATAGACAATGGGAGTTTTGTTCTTCCCAAGGAGTTCTCTGCAATCGAAGAAACAACCCGTGTAAAAGGTTCTGGACGTGTTAAAATAGAACCAGAGAAACCAAATAGACCAAAATCTCAGAGGAATAGCTCCGTCCGTATTTCTAGAAAACCAAGAATTGTTGAGGGATAATATCCCTCATCGCTACCTAGGTTGCTTAGGATAGATTCACGACCTATCCTAAGCATTTTTTATCTGGAGGATTTATGAGAGAAGTGATTGTCAGTTGTGCGAATTGTGGCGCAATGAGTATGTCGAATGCGTATTATAATTTTCTGACTCGACAGTGGGAGTTAGAAAAGTCTTCAGGAAAATGCCCTAATTGTAACCGCGATGTAGACACGGGTAAGTGATATGCGAGTACTAAACAATATTCAGTTGTTGCAAGAAATTGAAGATTTAGGTGACGAAGGGCGGATTAAACTATTAGCAAAGTTGAGACTACCCGATGAAGAAAAATCAAAGATAACAGACCATGAGCGGCAACAGATTTGGTTTTTGTTGAGGCTATTAGTGATACGTTCAGTGGTCAAAAGATGGAAGGTGAAGTACCATTTCAAGACGGAATGGTGGAAAGAGATTAATCCTAACGACAATCAAATTTCTTACAGATACTATCCAATGACGGATAGGATAGTTGACCTGGCGCTTTCTATCAAGAATTACAAAAAACCACATAGGTACACCCCTCCTGAGTGGAATGATGTTATTGCTACCAAGAAAGCTCTTAGGGGATATCATATGGCATATTGCTCTTGGGAGACCGAGGGCAAGTTACGCCATAAGGGAATATCATTTTCAATGTATGTCCATTATAAGAATGGAGGAAAAGAGCCAAGGTATAGTGACTACGCGCCAAGGTGGTCTTATGGGGGAGACAAGGACACAAAAGTGAGTGTTTCCTATAACGACATCTCTAGGCTCGAAGGGTTACTAAGAGTAGGAGAATGGAATCCTGCTGTAGCCGTGAAGACCTGGGCAGACAATCATAGGAAAAAGTACGAAAAGTTTTTCCTAGGTGAGACAGAATTCAAAGCGCGCCCGGTAACACATAGTCGCGTTTTGAATATGTATATAAATCTGTTGAGACATTCATTCGTACATGAAATGGCATCCAATATGCCAAACATATCCGAGTTGGGGGATGATGATTTCTCAGAGGATGGAAAGACAGTAGATAACGTGCCTGCTGAAAACTTATTCGTAGGCGCATACTCCCTATCCGATTTGTTAGCGATGATGAGAAAGGAGATAAGAAATGGAGAATTTCTTAAGGATAAATTTTCATAGTGCAACAGGTGTGTTAGGTTATCTAATTGCCACTGTTGGGTCATGTACTGGTAGGTCTTCCTACAGATATGCTCATGTTTCCTTGCACTTAAAACGCAAAGAGTATGAATATTATATAGACCTATCTGGGTTAGGAATTAGACTATCTGATACCCCATTAAAGGATGTTGGAAAGTTAGTCGAAAGTTACGAGTTTCCGATGTCTTATCTTCAAACTACAGAGATACTTAGGAGAATCCATGATTATAGAAAAGACAATTTGAAGATAACAATTGCATCGTTAATTCGCTCTTTAACTAACAGTAACTACGCTAATTGTGTGTCCTTCATTGAAAGGGTGGCGTTTAATTGTGAACCAACAGCGAATATATTTTCGTTGAGAGATAGAGTTTTGTTGGAGATAGTTTATCCAAAGGTTCCCTAGGTTATGGAAAAAATTATCGCGCCAACCAAAGAGCAGTGTGATAAGCTGAAAATTCCTATCCAAATCATGTCATTGTATGGGGTTAAAACCTCTCCTGGTAAGGTGTTTTTCCCCTATGGTACGGATGTAACAAAAGTAGTTGGGGATGATGTAGAATGGCTACCATCCCCCTCTACAGAGCTATTTGGGATGCAAACCTGCAAGACCACAGACACTTTGTTAGTTTGTGAGGATGAGTGGGATACAATAGCTGCCTATGCAATGACGGGATTAGATTCTGTAGGAATCCCCACAGAAAATATCCAGGATGCGCTTAGATTAAACGTGTCTTGGTTGTTCAGATATAAGAGGATTGTTCTACTATTCGATGGAGGAAAAATAGCTAGAAAAATATTAGGTTTCAGGTTGGCTCAAGCAAGACTGGTAGATTATGGGGGAATTGATAACCCCTACGAATACAACCTGAATGGTCTGGTTAAAGAATTCAAGGATATCATTGAGTCCGCGCTCGTTCAGGTGTCTGATTTTGATTGGACAAAACCTGAATTAGAGAGTGAGATGTTATCCCACATTGGTAAGTCAGAGGGGAAACCTATCTCTACGGGTTTTAATAACCTAGATAGTTTGTGTGTGTTCAGAATGTACGAATGGACACTCCTATTAGGCAGTCCTGGTAGGGGAAAGTCTACCCTCGCGCGTGATTTCCTGCATAAAGTGTCTTTGCAGGGTGAACTACCCTATTACATATCATTTGAGGAGTCCGTTCCTGAACAAATACTTAAACTTGTCCCATTGATGCTAGGTGAATCAATACATTACTCGGATACTGGTGATGTCACTAACACAATGGATGATATTTTAAGTAAGACCAACAGGGTGCATGAGAAGGTCATCCTGTCTAAGGTTAGGGCAGACATCGATGAGGTATGTAAGGCAATAGAGTGCGCTCATATCATGTATGGATGTCGTTTCTTTGTGATAGACCACATAACCTGGTTACTTGACTTATCGGATGACCCTGTATCCGATATTAGGAAATATCTACACAAGATATGTGATGTAGTGAAGAGATTCCCAATCCATATCTTGGTAGTGTCTCATAACAAGCGCAGTCAAGAACCATCTAAAGCTCAATACAAAAACTCACATCAAATTCCGTCGGATTGGGAGGAGTATGAAGAACCGACACAACGGGACGCGATATTTGGCTCGTCCTTCGAGCAACTCGCGTTTAACATCTGGGCAATGAAGAATCCAGATGACCCCAAGCAGCCAGTACGTATCCATGTATTAAAGAATCGCAAGCGCGGTAAACGAGGTAAGGTCTTTCTGTATTATGATGAGTTATCAGGCTCATTCAGTGAGGTGAAATATGGTAGGCAAGAATGCCCACAAGGGTTATCTGACAATAGATGGTCAGAAGATACGCTACGATTCAGGGATAGAACGGAGTCTAATGGAGAGGTACTATCCGTTGATTCAACGGAACAAGACCAGGTTCAATCTATACCTCCCCAGAAAATCGTACAGTACGAATGTGATAAACCCAGTGAAGGTGGGGGGAAAGGTACTAACGGAAGAGATGCTACTGGCACTGAGGACGATGCGGTTGTATCAGTGGATGCCAGACTTCCAGACACTAAACGGAATTTTGATAGAGGTAAAGGGAATGATGGAGAACAAATTCCCCACACTCGTAAAAACTTTTCGCCATCAGCATCCAGTACAATTCTCAAATTATCGGATAGTCTTTCAGAATTACAAGCTGAAAGTTCCTAACCGTAAAATGAATTATGGAGAGTGGGCAACGAATCTGGGCATTAAATGGGCACCTTTGATAACCCCAGAAAGTATGAGTCCATCTATTCCAAATGAATGGTTAACCGACATCCCTATAGATACCTATGAGCACGTTTCGTTTGATGACTGGGTTGACGAGGAATTCGATGATGAGTTTTAATACTAGACCAGAATCTAGGTGTGGACATCGTCCGCTTCGGACGTGTCGTTTTAATATTAGACCAGAGTATAGGTGTGGACATCGTCCGCTTCGGACGTGTCGTTTTAAGACTGTCTACTACAATCTAGTAGAAATGGTGTATCCTTATATCAGTGCAAGCCTTTACGTCTATCTAAGGAGTTTGTTATGAGTAGTAGTAATGTGGAAATCAACCTGGAAAGTAAGGTAGTATTTGCAGTGCAAGATGACGAGGATGGACAATTGTCCATCTTCAAAGATGTAGGAGACTATCGAGGCAACAAAGACTCAGTAACGGGATTCATCTATATCCCGATAATTCGTACGCTGCCCACCATAGGGGTTGAGGACAAATATCTACTGGCAATTTGTATAGATGATTTGAGGGCAATATTTTCCTTAGCCCTCGACCTTGCCGATTGCACAGATGGAGAGCCGATAGATGGGGACTGATTATGATTACCTTGGATGAGTTGATAGTCATAGATTTAGAGACGCGCGGTGGAGGTTCGTTCGGAGAACTACAGGAGGTATATTGTTTATCATGGTCTACAGGTTCGGATTGTGATGTATTAAAGTTACGTTGGAGACCAGATGTAACTCCGATAGAGGTAATAAAAAGTACATGGGAGTCAATCATTTTAGATAGAGTTCCTGTGTTCCACAATGCCGCGTTTGATGTAGCGGTTCTGAGGTCATTAGGGTTATCAATACCTCATTATCATTGCACGATGATAATGGGGTATGACCTTAATCCCAACATGAGAGAATACCGCGGTGAAAGATATTCCCTTAATGCTTGGGGGGAGAGATTAGGGTTACCTAAGCTTAAATCCCCGACCTTTGAAACCTGGTCGGATGAAATGGTGCCTTATGCCAGACGTGACGCGGAGTTGACATGGAAGGTTTTAAGTATAGTTCTGTCTCAGCTACAGGATGACGAGCGCGCGTGGGAGTATTATGTAAACGTTGACTTACCATTCATTGAAGTCGTAATGGAATTGAATAGTACTGGGGTGTATGTTGACCAGACTAAACTCAAGTCATGGGAGAACGAGATACAGCCAGTGGTTGATTCCCTTCAAAAGCAGTTGTGTAATTTAGTGGAAGGTGTTAAGTTTCCTGGGGATAAGCTGTACCACAAAACCCAAAAGGAACGCGCGGATGGGGCGTATCTACCAGAGCAAAATAAACAGGGTAAATGGGTATTCGTTAAGGATGGAGAGTTTAATCCTAACTCTGGGACTCACCTGAAGATTGCGTATAAGGAGATGTACGATATAGAGTTAGATAATACCCAAGCGGAAAATCTAGAGTGTTACAACTGCGAACTGACAGACATCTTGCTAGAGTACAAAAAACTCACCAAATTAACGGGAACCTACATCAAACCATTCCAGGAAAAAGTATGTGCAGATGGTAGAGTCCGCGCGTCTTGGAGACAGGAATTAATAACGGGAAGGATATCGTCTAAGAATCCCTCTCTCCAGGTACTACCCAAAAGGAATGAACTAGGCGCAACCTTCCGTAAGTTCATTGTTCCTGAGCCAGGTAACATATTCGTAGGAGTTGATTTGGCGAACATTCAACTCCGGGTACTGGCTGCGCTGATGGCACAGTATTTCGATGAAGAGTGTGGGTACTTGCCTGATGATGTGGTACAGATGCTTAAGATTTTCTATCACAACCCCGAATTACCAGAGGGGGATTACCACGGTGTTATGTCTAAGATAATGGGCATCAGTAGGTCGGAATCTAAAACCGTTACGTTCGGTAGAATATTCGGTCTAGGTTTCCGAGCATTCGTGGCAAAGTTAGGGGTAGAAGACAGTGTTGGTCGTTCTATACTAGACAAAGTTGAACAGAAGAATCCGTCGTTCAATCAATATAAGCGCGGGGTGATTGATGGATTCTATAAAAATGATGGACTAGGGTACACACTTTACGGTAGACGATTAATTTATCCCACATTTACCCTTGATAAAGGGGCACGGGAAAATCAAGAACTACCTACTGGAGAGGTTGTTACCCGTCGAGAGGTATTCAAGTACCTTGCCAGAGGTGAACGTCAGGCATTTAATGCAGTCATACAAGGCACGGAAGCAGATATTGCCAAAATACTTATGTTGGTTTGCAAGAGAGGTCTTAAAGACCTAGATTGCAAGTTAATCATTCAAGTGCATGATGAGTTATTGTATGAAGTGCCAGAGGAGAACCTAGACAAGGCTTTAATGGTCATTACGACAGCGTTTAACAACATGGACATGCTCCCATACATTCCTGTATGTGGAACTCCTGGAGTAGGATACAATTGGTTAGAGGTACACTAATGGATACGAACGAGCTAATACTAAATGCGATTGAACACGTCAGCACAGCGATGTATCTACTATCCGATGCTCAAAGTCAGTTGGGGTCTTCCCTAATTAACAATGATTCAGAGGATAAACGTAGAATGCTTAAAGTGTTACTTATTCAGAGTTCACACCTATGCACGGTTAAGTCTTTTTTGAACACGATTACTGAGGTTAACAATAACGATGATGTGTGATGAAATAGAAAAGCTAATGGATTTAGTAGACGATTTGCATGATGATTTTGATGGGTTGCTAAGTGATAATTCACTACCAACTGAACAGCACCTAACAATTATGAGTCTCATGGCAGCGCTTTCTAGTTTGAAAGACTTAACAACTTATTATGCAGAGAGGTTTTGTGATGTCAATCTACGCAAAGATTAAAATGCTGCAACAGGCTGTTGACCTTATCAAAGATAAGGAATCAACAATTACAGGAACTTCCACATATAACTACGTCACACAGCGCCAATTGTGGGATACAATAAAAGCTACGTTGGATGAACTATCTATTTGTGTTGTATGGAGGGTTACACCTTCGTCTGATTCAGAATACAATTTAATCACTGAGGTATGCGATGTTGAAACGGATGAAAAATTGAGTAGCACTCGGACACTGAGTCCAGTCACGGTAAACAAGAGTTTAGAGAAAAATGGGGTTACTACAATAACCTCGTCTACTGATTTCCGCTCCACTGGTGCGCAACATTCCTACTGGTGTAGGATGGATTTAATGTATCTCCTAGGTTTGGTCTCCCGTGAGGACGAACTTGCAGAGGAGGGTTGGGGAGATGTGTCAGACTCCACATCGGCATCCGTGACACCCACAAATAAGCGCGCGTCTAAATCACAACCCCTTTATTAATGGAGAATCTTATGGCTACTAAATCTGATACGATTACTCATGCTGGTGAGTTGGAATTATCCATAGTTGGTACAACTGAAAACGGTACGTTTCGTAAGGTGTTTATAGTATTGTGCGATGGTCACGGTTACGTTGGTCTAATCAAAGAACATACCAACAAATCTGATGGGGTATATTTTGGTGGATTCCTAAGCGCACCTTCTGTAGGGGATGAAAGGGTAGACGCATCCTATTGGATATCATTCCATCCTGTTAAAAAAGAAGGGTCTAAGGTGTTATTAACTGCATTTGTCAAACCTGTTAGCAAAGACAGTGACGGAAATACCGTGTTTGGAGACGCGGTATATCAAGGATTCCTGTATGGCACAGGTGTGCAAGGACTGACTAGGGGCTATCTAGTGGATTATGAACAAGACGAAGTAAAAGAAGAGACACCAAAGCCTCCCACACCCACCAAAACCAAAAAAGCAAAAACGGTATTCTAAAATGCTAGACCTACCCAGAATATCTAGGCTATATCCCTACGACAAAAATTTGTCAGAGTTTAAACAGGAGGCGATTAATCAAGCGCTGTATCTGTACTCTCGTTCAATCCATCGGCAATTGTTTGATAGGAAATTAGAGAGTCAGTCCATTCGATTATCTTGTATGGGGAATTCCGCATTAGATACTCTGGGTAGGAAGTTCTACCCAGAGTACTATGAAATGGAGTGTGACAATCGTATCTATCAGTTGTTCCATGACGGAGATGTGTTTGAAGCAGACTACTACACTTGGTTAACCCATACTGGAGTAGACGTAACGCGCGTGTTATCACCTGATGATGACATGGCGGTAAACTTCAACGGAGTCTTAGGTCACTGTGACTTTGTTGTGCGTCTAGATGGTATAGATGTCGTAGTCGAGACTAAGACCGCATCAGATAACTACTTCAAAGGACTGAAACGGGAGCGCGATAAACGTAAAGTCATTGGAATGTATGGAGATGACATCCCGTATCTTATGAATGAGATGTCAGACACCAGAGGTCACATCACCCAGACCGCGTTGTATAGAGCGGCATTGGGCTTAAACGAGGCTGTGATTGTTGTCAAAAACAAAGCGACCTCTGAATTGTTAATCTATAACATTCCAGATGATACAAGTGACATCATAAACCGCGCGCGAAAGGTAATCAGTTTATGGAATGAATGTAATTCATGGGTAGACGTAGCATCTAACATTGGTATTGTAGAACCAATGAAAGAGTTAAGAGAGAAGATGCACACGGGTAGATATCTTGTCCCTCGCAAGATGTACGGCTCTCCTATGATTCCTTTGTGCTACGAATACACCATTGAAAATGGTCACACCATTGTCGCGGGTTACAGAGTCCCACACGGGATGTACAATGAACTACTCCTCAAGTTATATGAGGACATTGGTTACTACTTCTATGACCCAGAAAACATTCCAGACATGTTAGAAAAATACCAGAGAGGAGAATAAGGTGTCTATTGCTGATGTAAAACGGAACGGTGGCTACGAATATCACTACCCACGGTACATACAAAAGGAGTATGTAGATTACGTCCTACTCAAAGACATAGTCGAGTTCCTTGTGAACAAAGAACCAGTACTACCTGATGAGGTTAAGGTCACCACAAACCAGTATCTAAAATATATTCGTCGTATCCAAGATGATATTTTAGATACCCTATACCCATAACAAAATGCCCCCATTACCATTACGGTAGTGGGGGTATTTTTTTTTTGGTGTTACGTCGGTTATTTACCGTAGATACGCTGTAGGGAATGTGACTTGTTTCACTTGGAAGTATGCCGTCTGCAACGTTGCTGTGAGGTTAGTACCGCTCGTTACCAATGCAATAGTAGGTTGGATATAAGCCGTTGTTCCAGGGAGATAGGTCAGAATGTAGTGAGAGTAAAAGGGGAGGATTGTGTGAGATGTACCAGCCGCTCCTGCATTATTAATCCGATTGGTACCAACGAATGTGTAGGTTACAGTGGTTAAGTCTGCTGCTACTTGTCTGATACCCGCTCTCATGTCTGTGATGATGGGATTAGTTCCCGTGAGTACTACCGTACCATTCAGTGTCCATTCGTATACTGTTGTTAGACCACTAATAGGCGCGATATAAACAGCACCATTTACACTGGCAGTCCCTAACCCATTGAGATAATTGAATTGCCCTGTCCAACAATCCGTCATCACAACCCCAGTAGAAATAGAACCACTGATAGTGAAAGTCCCCGCGCCTATGTAGGTTTGTCCAATCAGTATCTTGGATATCTCATCCATATTAGGGACTTGACCTTTGCCGTATGTATCCACATACGCACCATTATCAGCAGTGGATACTGACTTCTGGATAGACGCGCGGCTATCCCCAGACAACGATTCAAAGAATAATCGGTCATAGATGGTACCACTGCCCTCAGTATTAGGAGTGGTATGTAACTCGTCGAGTTTGTATCCTTCTCCCCTATTGCGTTTGTTCAGAGGTTGGCTGTTCGGTCGGGATGCCATTGTTAGGTAAATCTCCTATTCTAACGTTGCGTACTCTCAGTCTGTCATAAGCTTGTTGGGGGTTTAATCCCTGTCTTCTCATGAATGTTTCTAGTTTGATTAGGTCTTCCCGTGTTTGCAGAAGTATCTCATGAGTTCTATCCGCTTGTGCATTCAACCTATCCCTTTCATCTGGATTAGATTGTAGGAGCGCGCGTTCTCTAAGGGTACGTTCAAACTTCACCCCTTCATTAATCGAGATACGGATATCATCAACGGAACGTCCCATATTCAAGAACACATCTACTGGGTACACTTTGACTCCAGCGTACATGAGAGGTGAATAAGGATTCTCATTATTGAACTGGTCAGCACCAGACATTCGATTACCCAACCATCCGGGTCTACCTAATGTCCATTCCCCAGTACGGGGATTGTATCTATCGGCTGTTCCTCTAAACCCACCAGGATTATATCGATTGAGGGTAGAGGTCATAGGTAGAAGCGCTTCTAACCACATCCGAGTGAAGTTATTCATCTCTATACCCAAGAACTCAGAAGAACTGTCTAGCGACCTTCCAGATAGGTCTGTGCCTTCTCCTGATACAGTTTGTACGGCAGCGGAGTAGTAACTATAAGATTGGTCTAACGCAGATTTGAACAGTCTGTTGGTCTGTGTCTCTGACCATGGGTTACGATTCAGTCTCTCACCTGTGGTTAATGTTCTGGTATCTCTCCAGATACCCATTGCATTAAGAACTTCAGTAGTTCCCGCGCTTATCATGGACACGGCTGATTGCACAGGGTCAATCGATGCCATAGGTAGGACGTAGTATGCGTCACTGCCATCAGAGCGACCATGAGGGATTCTCCAATAGATAGGGTTACTGTCGAGTGACCATTGGTCTACACTTGATTCATTGATATTTTCCTCATTCATTGCAGGCATATTTGCCAATGAATACAATCGTTGGTGGGCGATAAACCTAGACGGATGCCTGACCGCATATCGAACGACAGCAGGAACGTTCTTAGATAGGAAGGTATAGAACGGGATAACGAATTCTCTAAGAGTCTTATCTAGGTAGGTTGAGTCATCGAAGTAATAGAAGTAATGACGCGCGTGTTGGACGGCTTCCTCTACGGTATTAAACTGTTGCCCTGCTGAAAATGGGTTGCGTAGGAAATACGTACCAGCATTCTCTCCTTTACGTCTGAGTAAAGACTCCACAGTGGTAAGCACACCTGCATTGTTAACGATGTTATTGGTAACAGATATCGCGTGGGCAATTGGCGAGGTAAGCTGGGTGCCCACCATTGACATTTCCTCTAGTCCCCTACCGATACCCTCTGTGGCAAAGGTATGAGTTAGATATCGCAGGGTATTGCGCGCAGGTATGGTTGCTTCCATTGGGTCTATTTCTAGAGAGGTCATGGGGTCAAATCGACTT